CCATCTGGAGATAATAAAAAGACAAAATATGCAGCAGCTCAATCAGTTTCAATTCCTATAACAAAAAATGCCCAGTTCGCAGGCTCAGGAGCAAATGTTATATGGACTCAACCAATGTTCTTCTCACCACTGCACACTCCACAGAACTGGCAAATCGCTAGTAAGAGAAGAGAAGTTTATCAATGGAGTTTTATAGATAACCCTTGTTTTATTACTAAAAATGGGGATTTTTCTCTTATTTCTATATCAGAATTAGTTAATAATATTAATAAAAAAGATGACTTGTATATACAAAAAAATAATTCGTATATACAAGAAGAAAAAAACATCGAGGTTCAAGATGGTTATGGGAATGGTTGTGTTCCAGATAAAGCAACTAAAAGATATATAAAAAAGAAAGCTAATAAAATAAAAGTTTTAGGAGTAGCGGAACCGATAAGTGTTACTTTTGATCATAGTTGTATGGTTGTTAAAAAAGAAGATGTTAAATGTCATAAAACTTATGGTAATAGTAAAAAATGTGTGTGTAATTACAATGCCCCAACTTGTAAAAAATTAAATTGTGAAGAATATAAAGATAAAAATTATAAAATTTCAAAAATTAAAGCAAAAGATATTAAAAAAGGAGATTATTTTCTTGTTCCTTTTAATACAACTGTAAAAGAAAGTTTAATAAAGAATAGAGATGAAGCAAGATTTGCTGGCTTTTTAGCATCTGATGGATGTGTGTCAGAAAAATATAATAGTACAAGATTTTGTATGAATAAAGATGAAAAAGATGAAGTTCTCCCATCTATACAAAAAGTATTTAATGATTTTAATTTAAATAATAAATTAGAGAAAAGAGTTTCTTCTCAGGTTCTAGAACTTAGAAGTAGTAATATAAAACTTTTTAAGTTTGCCAGTTCTCTAGTAAAAGGGAAAGGAGCAAATAAGAAGTTTACAGAGGAAGTTACTTTACTTGATCCAAAACTTCAAATGGAAGTTTTAGGAGCTTATATACAAGCTGATGGTTCATATAATAAAAGAAATAAAACTGTAGAAATTACTACCTATTCTCCTCACTTAGCAAATCAATTGTTAATAATGTTCTATAGAAATAGTATTCTTGCTAGAGTTAACAAACAGCCCATTAGTAAATCTAAGGGAACCTTTCCTACAAAAAATACTTATAGATATATTATAAATATTCCTTCATCTCAATGCTGTAAAATTAAAGATTATGTTCCTTATAAAATTGTAGATGATAATTTTAAGAAAAAAGGAGCTAATAAAAGATTCTTTTGGGGGAATTATGTTGTTTCTCCAGTTGTTTCAAATGAAAGTTTTGATTATGAAGGAAATGTTTATGATATTAGGGTCCCAAGTAGTTATACAGTAACAGCTAATGGAGTTGCAATTCATCAATGTAGATTTTATTATGCGAATGAATGTAAGGTAGCTGCAGGAGTAGATTTTTATTCGAATTTTTCTATGAATGGATTTAAGTTAGAATGTAAAAATAGAAAAATTCTTAAATATTATGAAGAAATAATTGAAGATATGGAGTTGTCTGAAAAGCTTAATGAAATAAGTCATGAGTATTTTTTACTTGGAGATGTTTTTCCTTTCTTAGAAATTAAATGTCCAGTATGTAAGGGTTCTGGTCAAGATGAAGAAGGAGAAATTTGTAATCATCCAGATGGTTCTTTTAAGTCAATAAAAGTAATGAATCCTGATTTTATAGAGGTTAGAACAAATCCTCTTGCTTCTGATCCGGAGTATTATTTACAAGCTGATGAAGAATTAAAAATGATAATACAAAGAAGAGAGCCTAAAAAAATATATGATAGTTTGCCTAGAAAGTTAATTGATTTAGTTTCAACAGGTCAACCAATTCCACTATCTGATCGTTCTATAAGTCATATTAAACATAATCCTAGTGGTTATGGGACTTATGGAAATTCTATGCTTCAAAGATTATTTACTATGTTGGCTTATAAAACAAAAATAATGACAGCTAATTGGATTATTGCTGAAAGATTAATTTTACCTGTTAGAGTTGTTAAAGTTGGAGATAAAGATCGTCCAGCTACTGATGATGATTTACAAAGCGTTGTTGGACAGTTATCAGCCGTTGCTAACGATCCTAATTTAACTGTTGTAACTCACCATGCTTTTGAATACGATTGGTATGGGGCCGAGGGTAAGATACACAATGTTACTCAGGAAATGGATCAAATAGGAAAAGAACTTCTTGATGGGTTGATGTTAAATCAAGCTATTCTTAATGGTGAAATGGCCTCATATAATTCTGCCCAAGTTGGTATTGAAGTTTTGATTAGAAGGTTAGATAACTGGAGAAACAAACTTAAAAAATGGGTTGAAAAACATATCTTTTTACCTATTGCTATGATGCAGGGTTTTATAGACGAAGAAGAGTCTAGGTTTTTAGGAAAAACAGTATATTTATATCCTACATTGACTTGGAATGATCTTCAGTTAAGAGATAACACTCAGAAAGTTCAGACAATGATGCAGTTATATGATAAGGGTATTGTATCTGCACAAACAATTCTTGAAGAATTAGATCTTGATTATGATTCCGAAGTTCAAAAAATTAGAGATGAACAAGTTGCAGCTTCAGCTTCAGGTATGCTTGGAGGAGCAATGGGTGGTGGAGCAATGGGGGGTGCAATGGGCGGTGCTATGGGAGGAGAAATGGGAGGCATGGGAGGTATGGGAGGTGATATGGGAGCTATGGGAGGCGAAATGGGAGGTATGCCTGGCATGGGTGGAGAAATGCCTGGTATGGGTGGAGAAATGGGAGGCATGCCTGGTATGGGTGCCGCTGCTGGAACTCAACTTCCAAAAATAACTAAGAAAGGTAAGGCTGGAAAACAAGAAGAACAACAAGCTCCTCCTATGAAAATGATAAAACTTACTAAATTGGAACAACAAATGTATAAAACTCTTCAAGCAATGAATGTTCCCTATCCTTTATTTGCACAATTTTCTGTTAAGGTTCCAGGAGAAGATAATCCATTTGTTATAGACTTTGCTTATCCTAAAGTGGGTATCGGAGTCGAAACTGATGGAGAAATCTGGCACCAAAGAGACGACTTTATTCAAAGAGATAAAATAAGAGATCAAAAATTAGCTAATGTTGGTTGGAGAATTTTAAGATTTAGAGAAGATGCAATTGAAGAACATATTGATACCGTTAAGGATATTGTTCATCTTAATTTAGTTGAAGCTAGTAGAGATTTAAAGAAAAGATCAAGTGATGATACTCTTAAGAAATATGCATCTGTTGATGAGTTTATATCAGATTGTGACAATATAGGAGTTAATATCATACCTTTACCTAAAGACTTGGGTTATTTATATTTGATAGGAAAATCAAAGGAAAATAAAAAATGACTATAAAATATGCAGGGAGAAAAAGAATAAAAGATAGGGGAATAGAATGGAAAGAACATTATCATGAAAGATCCCAGAAATTAAAAGAAAGATTTGAGAGAGATCTCGGACAGGGTTCTTATAAAAGATGGGAAGGTCATGATTATACAACTAATTCTGATTATTTTGTAGTAGTTGGACCAGCTTTAACAAAAGAAGGTAAAAAGAGATTTTTCTCTGGAGTTAAAAAATTACCTGATGATCCTAAAGCTCCAGTTTATGCTCCTAGCGGAGAATATTTTTCAACTATAGAAGCTGCCTTTAGTCATGCTAATGATAAGTGGGGAATAATATTTCCTAAAGGAGTTCCTCACTATACTATGGAAGATTTAGCTAGAATAAAAATTCCTAGACACGTTAAAGGATAAAAATAAATATAAAGGTTTTTTAACTTTTTTAAGTAAATAAAATTATATAAGAAGAAATATAATTATGAAAAATATTTTTTTAATATTAATTGTTATCCTTAGTTTGTCTTTTTTGTCTGGATGTCATGAAGGAAATGTAGGTGTAAGTTACAGGGCTGGACTCTATAGACATTCTCATTACAACTTAAGGGCTTATCATATTGAGAGAAGAAATGTTGTAGTTGTTAAGGAGAAAGTTTTTGTTCCTCACAGGAAAGTAATAATTCGTCATAGACTTATTTCTAAGGTACCTAATAGAGGTAGTTGTGGCAAAAGAGGAGGAATTATAAGAGGTGGTCTTCAGAGAAGTCGTAGGGATAAAAATAAGGGTCATAAGAATAAAGGAAAATAATATGTTTAAATGTGGACAAAAAGATAATAAAAATTATACATTTGGTGTTACTGATAAACAAATAAAAGAAGCACAAGCACAGTCAGAAGAGATAGAAATCTTTACTTGTTCTGGTTGCGGACAAACTTCTATAGTTAAAACTAATTTTTGCTCAAATTGTGGAGGGTCTATGTAATGGATAGTTTAAGAGGTTTAGGAAGAGGTTTAGGAAGAGGTTTAAGAAGAGGTTTCTTAGGAGATGAGAGAAGATTTAGAATGGGTCCTGTAGGAGAGTGTTGGTGTTCTAG